AAGCGGTACCTTGAAGATGGAGGTTATGAATATGTCACAGGCAAATAATCAGATGGCTCAGCCGGGCACGCAGAAATCCCGTTTCTCCGTTGCCATCACGACTGAAAACTATAAGGCGCTGATTCGTAATACCCTGCAGGACCCCAACCGGGCGAGAAGCTTCGTTGCGTCCATCACATCCGCCGTATCCGCGACGCCTGCCCTGCAAAACTGTGAGGCATCGAGCATCCTCGCCTGCGGACTCCTGGGCGAGAGCCTGAACCTTTCTCCTTCCCCGCAGCTCGGTCAGTATTACATCATTCCGTTCAAGCAGAAAGCAAAGGTAGACCGGCGAACCGGTGAACTCCTGTCCCCTGAAACCATCAAGGCGCAATTCGTCCTCGGGTATAAGGGATATGTTCAGCTCGCCCTCAGAAGCGGGTACTACAAAGACCTCGACGTCATGGAGATTCACGAAGGCGAATACCTCGGAAAAGATCAGACTACCGGAAAGCCGAAGTTCAGTTTCGTTGAGGATGACGAAACCCGCGAGGCGCTGCCCATTGTCGGGTACATGGCGTATTTCGAATATCTCAACGGGTTCAGGAAGTCCATCTACTGGAGCAAGACCAAAATGATGCACCACGCGGATACATACAGTCAGGCGTTCTCGGCGAAAGCTTATGAACAGCTGCAGGCCGGAGCAATCTCCAAGGCCGATGAGTGGAAATATTCCTCCTTCTGGTACAAGGACTTCGACAACATGGCGAAAAAGACCCTGCTCCGCCAGTTGATTTCAAAGTGGGGCATCATGTCCACAGAGCTTCAGACGGCCATCGATCGGGATTCGCAGCTTATGGATTTCTCCGGCAAAACTCTTATCGGAGATCCGGAGCCGGTACCGGCACTCATGCCCGAAAGCGAACCGATGCCCGTCCACGCCGATGAGGAAGCTCCTGAAGGCGCGGGTGCGCAGGAAGATGGGCAAGACGCCGCCGAGCAGGTGGATCTGAATGCCATCTAAGATTTCGTTCAATATCATTGCGACAGGCTCGACCGGGAACGCCGTAGAAATCCAAAACCGCATCCTCATCGACTGCGGCGTTCCCTTCAAGCACATCTCGCGCATTGCCCACGAGCTTCAAATTGTCCTTCTGACCCACATTCACGGAGACCATTTCAACTACTCTACGATCCGCAGGCTGGCGGAGGAACGACCTGCATTGCGCTGGGGATGCGGGGCATGGCTTGCGCAGCCTCTGCTCGAATGCGGAGTTCAACCGCAAAACATTGATGTTATGACTTACCGCCGGAAATATGCCTATAAAAACTTTTCGGTTGAACCGGTCCCGCTCAATCACAATGTCCCCAATTTTGGGTACAAGCTGTTCCTTCCGGAAGGCCGCGTTTTCTACGCGACCGACACAAATGACCTTAACGGGATATCCGCCCCAGACTTTGATCTCTACCTCGTTGAGTGCAATTACGAGGATGAAGAGATCCAGGAGCGAATTTCCGACAAGAAGATGCGGGGCGAGTACATTTACGAGAAGGACGTCCTGAACAATCATCTGTCCAAGGCAAAATGCGACGACTGGATTTACAAAAACATCGGCCCGTGCGGCGAATATGTTTACCTTCACGGCCATGTGGAAAGGGGCGCTGCGGGTGAAAGGCCGGCTGATTGATCTCACTCTCGGGTTGAACCGAAAGCAGCGCGTGACCGTTGAACTTGACGCTGACTTTCGCGGAAGGTTCGACTCTCTCAAAGACGCGGATGTAGAAATCGACATTAAGAAGTTTCGGCTGCGCCGGTCAAAAGACGCCAACGCTTACTTCCATGTGCTTGTCAATAAGATTGCGCAGGCCACCGGGCAAAGCGACTCAGATGTGAAACAGCGGCTCGTTATCGACTGGGGCGTAATCGATACGGATGCAGATGGTCTGCACGTGGCGTTCAAGCTTCCTGCCGGCACTGATGCATCGAAGTATTACAAGTACGTTCGAATGTACAAAGAAACCGTTGAAAACGGACTGCCGGTTAAATGCTGGGCCGTCTACAAACCAACGCACGAGATGAATACCGCGGAGATGGCGCATTTGATTGACGGGGCCATTGCGGAGGCTCAGGAGCTGGGCATTGAGACTGATACTCCTGACCAAATCGCCAGATACAAGGAGGAATGGAAGCGTTGAAAGACGTTTATTGCGATTACTGCGGTCGTAAAACCGAATATGTCGACAGCAAGGTAGTCTACGGCCGGAGCTACGGGAAAATCTATCTTTGCCGCCAATGTATGGCCTACGTGGGCGTTCACAAAGGAACGGATAAGCCGCTCGGCCGGCTTGCCAACGCAGAACTGCGCCATTGGAAAAAGGCTGCTCACGCCGTCTTTGACCCGATGTGGCAGTATGGACGGTTTAAGCATAAGCGGAATGACGCCTATGCGTGGCTGGCAAAAGAGATGCACCTCCCGCTCGATCAAACGCACATCGGAATGTTCGACGTGGGACAGTGCAAAGAAGCGATCAATATCATCAATGCTTTGAAAGGGGCTTATTACAAATGATTAAATTTTCCGAAGATGAGAACAACCGCATTGAGGAGCTTATGTCCGGAACAATGGAAATCTGCATGGATGCAGAACATATCAGCATTACCGTTGACCGATACGAAAAGCTTCTGAAGGCAGAGGCTGAATTAAACGTAATCCGGAGCGGATTCGCACTGAACCAGGGCTATCAGGTTGAATACGTTCTTGAAGCAGTCTTCGGCAAAAAGTTGGAGCCGACCGCGTCAAAGTCTGAAGCCGGTGGCGCGGATGCTTAACCGCATCGTCATTATGGGGCGTCTTACCCGCGACCCAGAGCTGCGATACACGCAGAGCCAGACCCCGGTCGCATCATTCACGCTTGCCGTAGACCGGGACTTTGCTCCAAAGGATGGCAGCGAGAAACAGACCGATTTCATCGATTGCGTTGCGTGGCGTTCAACCGCCGAATTTGTTTCCAAGTATTTCAGCAAGGGGCGCATGGCGGTCGTGTCCGGCCGCCTGCAGATCCGCCCATGGGAAGACAAGGAAGGCAATAAGCGGCGCTCCGCAGAAATCGTCGCAGACAGCGTTTATTTCGGAGACAGCAAGCGTGATGGTGATGCCACTGCTGCGCAGCAATCTCAGCAATACCGCGCCCCGGCAGCTCCGGCAGGCAATTATTCTGGGCAGCAGAGCTTTGCCGCGGGAGGTGGATTCTCCGAAATTGAAGATGACGGAGAATTGCCGTTTTGAATCAGCAAGGCCGCTCTCCCAGCGAGGGCGGCCACTCATAAAGAATCAGGAGGTTAAGCAATGGCATTACGTGAACAGCCATATTTACCGTTATATGTGCAGGACTTCCTGACTGACGAGAAGCTCAACGAATGCAGTGCAGAGAGTACCGGTGTGTACATAAGGCTGATGTGCATCATGCATAAGTCTGATAACTACGGAACAATTTTGCTCAAGCAAAAAGACAAGCAAACAGGCAAGCAAATTTCAGATTTTGCTTTGAAACTCGTTAGGCAGATGCCGTATGACGCAGAGACAATCGAGCGCGCATTGAATGAACTGCTGGAAGAAGGCGTTCTCACAATGGATGGTGACGTCATTTTTCAGAAGCGAATGGTTAAAGACGGAAAAGTGAGTGATACCAGGGCTTCGGCAGGTCGAAAAGGTGGAAAAGCAAGCAAAACCGCAAGCAACGATGAAGATTTTGCTTCGGGTTTTGCTCAAGCAAAATCCCAAGCAAACACTGAAAATGAAATTGAAATTGAAAATGATACTGAAGATGTAATAGAAAGTGAAGGTGATATTGAAGAATCTACTCCGCGCGCGAAGAAAAAAAGCAAGGCTTTTGATCCAGAAGACCGGGCATACAAAGCGGCGGTTTATCTCGACGAATGCATCTGCAAAAGGCTTCCTTCGCAAAAGCCGTCCGAGGAACGGAAGCTTCAATCATGGGCAGACGCTTTTGACAAGTGCAATCGGCTGGATGGTCGGGCATGGGACGATATAGCGAGGGTCCTTAAGTTTTCTCAGGAAGACGCCTTCTGGCAGGGGAACATTCTCAGCGGGACAAAATTCCGGGAGAAGTACCTCCAGCTGCTCGCCAAAATGTCCGGACGGAAAGAGCAGCCGCGAAGCTCACCGAGCGCGAACGCCATGAACGACCTGCAGACGCTGCACGCCATGTTCAGCGAGGAGGACGGCCAATGACCAAGAAAGAAATGACCGAGATATTCTCCGTGATGATGCTGGCATATCCGAACGCCGAAATGTTCAAAGGCGGAATCCAAAAGCTCGGCCCAACGATAGAGCTTTGGACGGCTTGCCTGTCAGACGTTGATTTTTGGCTTGCGCAGCAGGCGGTTGTCAGGCTTTGCAGATCCTGCAAGTTCCCGCCCACCATCGCCGAGCTGAAGGAACAGGCAGACTCCGTTACGCTGGAAATCGAAAATGAAGTCAAAAACGCATATCTCAACGCAAGAAACGTTGTGAACCTGTGCCACGGGGATTTGAGCGATGCTTACGGAATTATGCCGGCGCGCACTCGGAGCGTGATTGATGCCATGGGCGGAATTGATAAATTCGCTCCGCCAGATGCGCGGATGTTCAACATGGACGGCTTTGAACGAACCTACGAAAGAATGCTGAAAAGCAATAATGCCCTTGCAGACGGTCAACGTCTTGCCATATCGGGGGCGAGGAAGGAGAGGTCATGAGAAAAAGCAGAAAGAGATCCTCCGCTCCGGCGATTATTCTTGCGCTTCTGGTCGTTGCCCTCTGCGCCGTCGTGGCCGCTCGTGTTGGCTTAAACGGCAAGGAGGCAAACTGTATCGCAGGCGCGCCAAATACGCCGACAGCGGAAACGAGTGCGCCGACGGAGGGCGACAGGCAAGAGCCACAGGTGGACATCGCAGAACTGGACACTGAAGCGGAACAGGCAGACGGGGAACAGCTTTTAGAACGATATGCGGCCGTTGCAATGACCGAGAACGAGCTTCAAGAGCTTGCCGAAGTAATTTACCACGAAGCAGGGAACCAGCCAGCAGACGGACAGCAGGCCGTGGCAGAGGTCGTTTTGAATCGGGTGGTTTCCGCTGACTTTCCGGATACCGTTCATGAGGTCATCTTCGACGGCTTCGGGACAAGCGTTCCTCAGTTCTCAACGGCTGAATTGCTCGGGACAGTGAATCCCGCCAAGGAACAGTACGATGCCATACGCGCCGCACTCTATGGGCCGTCAATTCTTCCGTCAGACGTCGTATATTTCTCCAGAGGCGGAGAAAACGACCGTGTGTGGGGAGAGATTGGGGATCACGTTTTTTGCTACGGCTATGTGTGGGAGTGAAGTGCCATGACAAAAAAGAGATTTAAGAAAATCAGCGGTGCTGTGTGTGTCTCCGGATTGCTCATAATTCTCGGAGCCGCCGGAGCCAGCGACTTGGACTTGATTCCGCTCTCGGAAATAGTTCTCAGATGCTGCATCGGCATGGCGATGTTCGTTGGCGGCGGGACTTTCTGGGGGATCTTCGAATGGTGAAGGAAAAAGACCCAAAGCGCCAGCTCCAAGGAGCAATTTCAAAGGCCAAAGGCAGGGTTTTCGAAGACCGCCTTGACACCTCGTTTGAGTATTACAAGCGGCGCGGATTTGCGGTTATTGAAAAGACCCCGGAGCCGATGAGGCCGACGGCAAGCCTCGGGAATGGAAAGTTCGTAGCCTATTTCGAGAAGCAGGCGCAGCCGGACTACAAAGGCACCATCAAGGGAGGAAGGACCGTAATCTTCGAGGCAAAGTTCACTTCAACGGATCGGATGGAGCAGAGCCGAGTCCTTCAGTCCCAGGCGGAGTACATGAGCCTGCTTCAGCAGCTCGGCGCCAGATGCTTCGTGCTCGCCGGATTCTCGTCCGGATGCGTGTATTGCATCCCGTGGCTGGTGTGGTCGGCCATGAAGGAAACCTATGGGCGAAAATATGTCACTGAAAAAGACCTGACCGAATTCATAGTGCAGACAGCGTGGAACGGAACGCTGCTTCTGCTCGGATAACCGAAAGGAGAAAAAAACAATGAGTGAAATTTCTTTATACGACGCGCAAAAGAAGAAAATGCAGGGGCTCTGCGATGAACACGAGCTTACATACCGGTTTCGCAAGGACGCCTATCCGATCACCTTCACCATTCGACCGACGCAGGGCATGGATGCCCAGATGTCTATGCTTGAGGCGGCGGACGAAAAGGGATACATCAGCCCGGATGCCTCGATGATGTGGATTTTCAAGGATGGCATTCTCGAAACCAAGGTTTCCGGCGGGACATTTACGATCTCGAAGGTGCTCCGCACTAAAATTGAAACGGTGCTCATGAAGATGATCACCTACTGGCAGCAGTATTTCTTCCGCGACATCATGGAGAAAGATATTCTGAAGGGCCGTATGCCGGTAATCGATGAAGATGAAGCCGATGATGAGGAACTCCCGGAAGGCGCAGAGCCGGCAGAAAGCTATGAGGAAAGCGAAGGGACGCTTGTTGAAACGGGAGCCGGAGAAGACGATGCGGAAGATGACACCGAAATTGAAGATCCGATAATCGCCGAAGCGACAAGCATTGTCCGGGCTGAGAACAAAGCCACCACGTCGCTGCTCCAGCGTCGCATGAACGTCGGATACGCCAAGGCGGCGAGAATTATCGATGAGCTGGAATCGCTCGGCATCGTCGGCCCGTTCAACGGATCTCAGCCGAGAGAAGTCTTGCCATATGATGCCCCGGACGATGAAAAGGAGGATGCCACCAATGATGAAGCGTGAGGATTACAAGGCCGTCAAGCACATGGACAAGGCGCAGATGGAAGCCTACCTGCAGCGCATCTACCAGCGCGGATATCAGGCTGGCGTCAAGGCGATGGCTGAGGAAGCGAAGAAAATTACCGGGCCTTCGTTGAGAGGCGATCAGCCTGATTCTCCGCAAAAATGAGTTACAAGAGATGGACTGAGGCTGAAACAGCATATATCCGTGAAAACTGCAAAACGATGTCAGATGCAGAGATGGGTGCTGCCCTCAAAAGGTCTGCCGGAGCCGTTGCAAACGCTCGCCGCAATATGCGCCTTGGTAAGCAAGTACCGTGGACTCAAGACGAGGAGGAATACCTTCAGGAAATGTGGGGGTCTCGGTCCATCCCGGCAATAGCAAAGCATTTAGGGAGAACTGTTAACGCAGTGAAGGTTCGCGTCGCGAGGCTTGGGCTTGGACCGTCGCTCATGGGAGGAGAGTATATCACATTCAACCAGCTCGTAATTGCAGTAACCGGCGGGAACTCCGGATATACCTACAAAATGAAAAGCTGGGCCGAGAACAGAGGCCTTCCGATTCACACCAAGCGCGTAGAAAAATGCAGCTGGCGAGTGATATACGTTGATGAGTTTTGGGATTGGGCCGAGAAGAATCGTTCATTCATTGACTTCTCCAAAATGGAGCCGTTGGCGCTCGGAGAAGAACCTGACTGGGTAGCGGAGCAGCGACGAAAGAATTTTACAGCGTTCTCAATCCAGAGAAAAGATCCTTGGACGGCAGATGAAGACAGCCGGCTCATCTGCTTGCTGAAGCAGCACAAATACGGATATTCTGAACTCTCATCAATTTTACATCGTTCCGGCGGGGCGATTCAGAGGCGCTGTACCGACCTCGGTCTGAAGGAACGGCCAGTAAAGGCTGACAATCACGGTGAAGGCGTAGCGTGGACACAAGATGACTACGACACTCTTGCTGATGGTATCCGTCACGGAGACAGCTACACGATGATTGGACAGGCCATCGGAAAGTCAGAAAAGGCGATTCGCGGCAAGGTGTATTTCGTGTATTTGACCGAGAATGCAGACAAAATCAGATCCATGATTGGAAATCGACCGTGGGGGTTCGGAGCCCCGGAGCCTACGGTTCGTCAGGGCTTTAATCTTTCGCGTACACGAACAGAGGTCAGAAAGAACCTTTCTCTCCTGGACGCATTACTCCGCAAGCGAATGAATGAGCTTGGCTACGAGCCGTACTGGCAGCGGCATATGTGCATGAAATGGGACGATATAAAAGGCTGCGGCGCCGGGTGTCCTGATTGCGATTCCTGCGCTGAATTTGAGCGCATAAAACCCCAATATTGCCGTGTGTGCGGCGATATCATCATAGACCGAAAGACCATCAAGTGGCGAGTCTGCGACCGTTGCAAGACCGCCAGAAAGAAGCAGTACCAGCGGAGATGGGCGCGTGCCCATGCCACTGCGAACACATGAAAGGAGCAAATTTCATGGCTACAAAGAAGAAAAATGAGCGCTGCCCGCTGCAGGGCGAATGCGAAAAGGTATGTACGTTTACATACCACGAGCGGGATTGCGAGTACTACCAAGGCAACAACCGACCGGGAGCGGAGATTCAGGATCAGGTTGAAGCCGCCGAGAGAGAACTCGAGGAGCGGGAGCTTGAGCAACTTGCCGATGCCGGCAACATGGTCAGTATCCCGATCGGACGCCTGAGTCCGCACCCGGATAATCCACGCAAAGATCTCGGGGATCTGAGCGAGTTGGCGGACAGCATCAAGGAGAACGGCATCCTCCAGAACCTTACCGTCGTCAAGCGGCTTGGGGAAATCACAGGAACCTTCGGTGGAAACTACACCGTTGTCATCGGCCACCGCCGGCTTGCCGCCGCGAAGCTGGCCGGCCTGAAGGAAGTACCGTGCGTTGTTGTGGATATGCCGTTGCAGGACCAGGTGCGGACGATGCTTATGGAGAATATCCAGCGCGCCGACCTCACGGTCTACGAGCAGGCGCAGGGGTTCCAACTCATGCTCAACCTCGGCGATAGCGTGGATGACATTGCCCGGAAGTCCGGATTCTCTCAGACCACCGTCCGCCGGCGGGTTAAGCTGCTGGAGCTGGATCAAGACAAGTTCAAAGAATCGGTAAGCCGCGGAGCCACGCTCCAGGACTACATGGAGCTTGACAAGATTTCAGATCCGGATCTGAAAAACGAGGTTCTTGATGCAATCGGGACAAACAATTTCAGAAACCGGCTGCAGAATGCAATTGAGCAGGAAAAGCAAAAAAAATACGCCGAAGAGGCGATTGCTATGCTCTCCGGGTTTGCGACTCAGGTTGAGGAAATTGACTACCAAAAGCTTCAGTACATTCGGAATTTCTCATACTGGAATCGCACCTCGCCGTTTGAAAAACCAGATGACACAGATACCCGCAGCTATTATTACAAGGTCAGCAGAAGCCAAATCGACCTATATGCGGACAAGGTGGAGCAAACGGTCGACTCGGCAGCAGAGGAAGAACGCGCCAGAGCCAAAGAAGATCTTGAGCGCCGGCGCTCGGAGCTGAAGGACGCGACAAAACGTGCCTACGAACTTCGATGCGATTTTGCAGAGTCCGTCAGCTCGAAGACCGCAAAGGACTTTCTCCCAGAGATCGTTGCTTTTTCGCTATTCACAAGTTTGGACGCGCAGACCGATCTCGACATGGATGACGTGTTGAATATGCTCGGAATTGAGCCTGCCGATGAGGAAAGCGACGATGAAAGTGAGAATGAGCTCGGCTACGACATGGTAGTCGAATCAGTGCGTAAAGCCCCTGAACGGATTTTATGGGAAATGACATATCGCCTGTCCGATGATGATTGCACGAACGGATATTATCAATACTGGAACGCGGGGCACGATGACAACCCCGATCTGGATCGGCTATACGCTCTGCTGGAAAAGATGGGGTACGAGATGTCCGATGAGGAAAAGCAGCTGCAGGACGGATCGCACGAACTGTTCCTTGAGGTAGAGAAATGAGTAAAATTGTTGAGCGATTTCGGATTGGCGGGCAGCCTGACGGCAGCCCGTCGATCCCGAGCAGCACCTTATCACAGGCGCTCGGCACCAAAATCAAAGTGGATATCGAAAACCAAGTGCTTATAGTTCCGACCACAAAAGGGTACAAGATGGCGTCTGCTGGCGACACGGTTGTCTGCTTTGACGATGGATCATTTGACGTCGAGTACTGGAAGGAGGCGCACAAATGAACGACCATAATCTCAAAATCGGGGATATCGTCTGGGAAATGCGCGGCCGCCGGCAGAATGGAATCACAAAGTGGGCGGCGCAGCCAAGGTGTATCGAGTACGCCGATGAACACAAGTTCTTGTTTGCGGACGGTTGCGGAGCAAGCTGGAACAGCATCGGGAAAAACTACTTCCTCTCCCGGCAGGACGCGATGGACGATTTTCTCAAGAGGCACGACAGCCTCGCAACCAAAAGCGCTGAACCTGACGCGCCGGTATATGAAGCGCCTCGAACCGACTGGGAGGATTACGAAATCTATCCCGGATCAGAGCTTGAAAATATTACGAAGATTTTTCTCAACGATAATCCGCTTAACACATCCAGGCTTATCTGGCAAACGCTCCCTGATGACGACTGGAGAAAGAGCGACGCCGGATGCGAATATTCCATGACGCTCAACCAGCTCTCCACACAGCTTTACGCAATGGGGGAACGCGGGATTATTACCGTGGTAGTTGAAGGACCCATGCATGGCGATATCTTTCAAATCGGGAATTATTCCGAAATGAAATGGGGATTGCACGGAACGACAAGGGGGTACGCATAATGAAGGCAATTACCATCTGGCAGCCGTGGGCGTCCCTGCTGGCGTCGGGCAAGAAAAAATATGAAACCAGAGGATGGCCAACGTCGTACAGAGGCCCGATTGCCATCCATGCGGCAAAGCGGCAGGTGCGGAAGACGGTCGATGATCTCGCCTCCGACAGGAACGGAAGCGGGTGGAATGCCCTTGACAGGCTTGAATCTCTGTTCGTGCGCCCCGGAGCGCTCGACCAATTACCTATCGGGGCAATCGTCGGAACTGCCGTCCTGACCCGTTGCAACCGCATTACAGAGGAGTTCGTCGCCGGTTTATCGCCGCAGGAAATTGACTTAGGCGACTATACAATCGGGCGGTGGGCGTGGGAGTTTGAAAATGTGAAGGAGCTCCCAACGCCAGTGCCGATCAGCGGTAAGCAGGGGCTGTGGAACTGGGAGGTTTCTGAGTGAGCGATTATATCTATATTCCAAATGCGGGAGAGGACGATGTTGCCCTTCTAAAGCAAATAGTCTGTGAGGCGACCAGCCTAACGAAAGAGGAAGTTGAAGTTGAGATAGATTGCCGTGGGATTCTACATGTTATTACAAAACCAAAAGTGAACGCTGAGAGGGCAAGCAGAGAACCATTGAGGCATGGAACCTCCGAGCCGAGATCAGAACGATTGACACAAGGTCTTTGAAATTGGGTGTGAAAATGGATAAAAATTTAGAAGAACAGTTCAACTTCTCAATACAAGAATTTGAGAGAGCGCTAAAGATTATTCAGGACCTTGCTACGCAAGATCGAGGATCGCGGATTCGAAGTGTTGCTCTCACGGCGGAAAATCCCGGAAAATTTCTCATTTATCATGGATATGACGAACTTGAAAAGGCCCTTGATATCGGAGCGGTTTGCGTGCAGGGGGTAATATCAAGAATCAAGGCGCAAAAAGAAAATTATCGTTTCGTTGGGGAAAGCCCGCATCCGGATGGAGATATTGGGATTCTCGCTTGCCCTTGCTGCGGAAGTGGAGAATATCTTCACAATGAAGACGGTAAAAAGAATAGCTTTTGCGGGCAGTGTGGTCAAGCAATTGACTGGGGAGAGGAGGGCGGCCTCGTTTATGCCGATAAAAAATTACACGACCAAAATTGACGTTTATACGAGCCTTGGAGAAATTCAAGGGGCCCTGGCACGGAACGGAGCCTGCAAGATCATGGTGGACTATGGAAGCGATGGAATGCCGACAGGGGTTGCTTTCGCACTGAACACAGCAGATGGGCCGCGAGGATTTGTTCTGCCGGCCAATGTGGATGGAGTCGCGGAGGTTTTCAGGCGTCAGAAGGTTAAGACCGATCAGGAGCAGGCTCGGCGAACTGCATGGCGAAATATTAGGGATTGGGTGCTGGCGCAGATCGCCTTCATTGAAAGCGGGAACGTGCAGGCGGAAGAAGTGTTCCTGCCCTATCTGACGGATGGTAGAGGACACACCCTTTATCAGGCGTATAAGTCCGGACAGCTCTCCCTTCCGCAATACAGCGACGGCAATGCGTGAGCAGAAGCGTCCAGTTCGTATGTGCAGCACGTTCAACTGCGACCGCCGGCGCGGAAGTTACTGCTGCGCAGACTGCAACCTGCGGTGGTGCAAAAACAAATGTCAGAACAGCCCCAGCAGATGCGGGCTGCTGAAAAAGGAGGACAAGAAAAATGGCTGATTTTCGCATCGTATCAAAGCCTGTTTCAATTAACTTTGAGTGCCCTTTTTGTGAGGAAGAAGTATCAATCCCGTTCAAAAGCGTTGACGCTCCTGAGGGCTGGTCGGATGAATGGCCGGAAGTTAAATGCCCGGAGTGCGGAAAACTTGTTTCACTCGGCGATTGGCAGTATGATTGATGCCGCCATGCTTATAATCACAATTCATGTAAACGCCCCGGCCGGGCAGGCTGTTGGCGTCAAAGAGGATCTCGCCCAGTATTTAGAACGGTTCGGAGATTCCAAAGTGGTATCTGTCGTGGAGGAGCTGCCGGAGCAGCTGAGAATGGACGAAGGAGGCATCTATGGGAAAAGGAACGTGCCGCGGATGCGGCGCTGAAATAATCTGGATCAAAACGGGATCCGGAAAGTCGATTCCGTGCAACGCCGAGCCGGTAACATACTGGGCTCGATCCGGTGCCGCAGGGAAAGTTGTTACTCCGAATGGCGAGGTCATAAGCTGCGATTTTGAAGGGGACATAAACAAAGCGACGGGTCTTGGATATGTTTCGCACTTCAGCACCTGTCCGCAGTCGGAGAGCTTTAGGAGGAAGAAGTAATCACGTAGGGGGGTGAGCCATTTGACCTTGCAAGAGCTGTCTCAGTATCTCAAACTGCGTGAGCGGTTGAGCCGGGACGAAGAAATACTGAAATCGCTTGAAGCTGCGGCTTGCCCCGGAGCACAAGTATTGACAGGGATGCCCCATGCACCGGGCGTCCGGGATAAGGTCGGAGATCTTGCTGTTGAAATCGCGGATATGAAGGAGCGGATACGCTTCATTGAGGTAGAAATCGAAGGTGCCAAGAAGATTATTACCGAATACATAGCCGCGGTGACGGACGATAGAGTTTGCGTTATCATGCGGCTTCACTTTTTGAGAGGACTAACATGGCAGGAAACGGCTGATATCCTTGGGGGACGAAATACGGACGAAAGCGTTAGAAAATTGTGCTACTCATACATGGATAGAGATCCACAATGATCCACCCGGTGCCACGCGGTGCACGCGAGCTCCTGCTTATGCCTTTACAAGTCGGTAGGTAATGAGTTACACTGCAAAATGTAAAATTCCAATCAAGCCGGACGGCCCTCTCGCGAGGGTCGTCTATTTTTATCCGAAAGGAGGGTTTGACCGCCCATTTCTCCTTTGTGAGCGGTCATGCGTCAGATCTTGCGCCTGCCAAGCGTGAGGTGGTGACAGCTCACAAAGGAGGTCTTCACATGGAAATCGTGAAGATGCGGCTATCGGAATTAAACCCAGCAAAATATAACCCGAGAAAAGAACTGTGCCAGGGCGACCCGGCATACGAAAAACTCAAAGCGTCGATGCTTGCCTTCGGAAATGTTGAACCAATCGTATGGAACAAAGCGACCGGGAATGTCGTCGGTGGACACCAGCGGCTTCGCGTCCTTCAGGATATGGGTGTCGATGAGAGCGAAGTAAGTGTTGTTGACCTTTCTGATGTCGATGAAAAACGTCTGAATATTGCGCTCAACAAGATTACCGGTGATTGGGACGAAGACAAGCTTGTAGTTCTTCTTTCGGACATAACAAAAAGCGGCGCAGCTATGCAGCCGACCGGCTTTGACGATAAAGAGCTGGCGCTCCTATTTGCTGGCGTATCAGCCGGCGCTGATGATGATGACTTTGACGTCGAGGAAGAACTGGAGCGGCCGTGCATATCCCAGTGCGGAGATATCTGGTTGCTCGGAAGCCATAGGCTCATTTGTGGAGACAGCACAGATCCGGCGGTTTTTGAAAGGCTGCTCAACGGAGAGCTGGCAAGCCTTGTTGTAACAGACCCTCCGTACAACGTGAACTACGAGGGCGTTGCCGGAAAAGTAAAGAATGACAACATGGGAGATGAGGCTTTTTACAGCTTCATCTTTTCTGCGTTCCAGAACATAGAATGGTCAATGGCCTCGGACGCATCAATCTATGTATTTCATTCTGATACTGAGGGGTTCATCTTCAGGAAGGCGTTTGCAGACGCCGGATTTTATCTCTCGGAATGCTGCATTTGGAAAAAGCAGTCCTTCGTCATGGGGCGCTCCCCATACCAATGGCAACACGAGCCAGTGCTGTTCGGGTGGAAGAAGTCCGGAAAGCACAATTGGTACAGCGACCGAAAGCAAACCACCGTCTGGGAGTTCGACCGCCCAACCGTCAGCATGGATCATCCGACCATGAAGCCGGTGGATCTCATCGAGTACCCCATCAAGAACTCCAGCGCAATGCACGGAATCGTACTCGACCCATTCGGAGGGAGCGGGACCACACTCATTGCCTGCGAGAGAGCCGGTCGCGTTTGCCGGATGGCCGAGATCGAAGAAAAATACTGCGACGTCATCGTTAAGCGGTATATCGGCCTTACGGGAAGCGACGCCGATGTGAAGGTCATTCGAGAAGGTCAGTCCATTCCGTACAAAACGGTAAATTGCTATGAATAGGCTCACGCTTGGGAGCCTATTTGATGGCTCCGGAGGATTCCCGCTTGGCGGTCTTCTGCATGGGATAACTCCGATCTGGGCGGCAGAGATAGAACCGTACCCGATTGCGGTTACCAGGACATGGCTGCCTCAGATGCGGCACATTGGCGATGTATCAAAAATCAACGGTGCAGAGATAGAACCTGTCGATATCATCTCCTTTGGGAGTCCGTGCACCAACTTATCACTCGCCGGAAGGCGCGAAGGCCTCAATGGAAAGCAGTCGGTGCTTTTCTACGAGGCTGTCAGAATCATCAAGGAAATGAGGTGCAGCACACATGGAAGATACCCACGATACGCCTTGTGGGAGAACGTCCCGGGAGCATTCAGCTCAAACAAAGGCGCCGATTTCAAAGCGGTCATCGACGCAATCATCCAGATACGCGAGCTGGGGGCCGAGGTGCCTTCGCCTGAAAAGGACGGATGGCCACACGCAGACATTTACATGGGAGACGGATGGAGCCTGGCATACAGAACTCTTAACGCGCAATATTTCGGAGTCGCCCAACGCCGCCGTCGTATCTATCTTGTCGCAGATTTTGCAAGTGATCGTGCCGGAGAGATTCTCTTTGAGCCGGAAGGCGTGTCAAGGGATTATTCGCCGGTCGGAAGCCCGTGGAAAGAGGCTGCCAGAGATCCTGAGAACTGCGCTGATAAGGCAGTCATATGCCTAAACGATCAGGGCGGGAAAAGAATGGACGTCACGAACGGCCACGCAGGGACGCTGAGAGCCGAAGCACATCACCCGCCATGTGTGATCGGAGCCGCCGGGTTTTGCACAGAGCATTCGGCAAAGAGCCGCGGGATCGGGTACGAAAAGGAACGATCTCCGACGCTGAGAGCGGGAGTTGTTCCCGGGGTGTCAATAGAAAGTCACCCGCAGGACAGCCGAATAAAGATCCGTGATGATGGGACCGTTCAAACACTCGCCGCTCAGATGGGAAAAGGCGGCGGGAATGTGCCGCTTACGCTCGATATAAAGCCTGAGTCCGGCAACGGACAAACGGCATTCGTACCAAAGGCATACGGGATCTGCTCCAAGGATTCAAACGCCATGAAGTCGATAAACCCTGACAGTGGAATCTACGAAGCCGGGACAGCGAGAACCATCGACGCAAAAGGCGGGAACCCAAGCTGCAATCAAGGCGGTATTGCCATAGTCGACGCTATTCCATTCACACAGAATCAGCGGGACGAGGTTAGGACGCTTGGAAATAAAGCTGGGGCGCTGTGCGCGTCTGGAACAAAGCAGCAGACTTATGTCCTGCAGGGGTCGATGATAGGCCGGGAGGACAAGAACGGTCCGCAGGGACCAGGAATCGATGAAGATCTGAGCTTCACGCTCAATACTGTTGATCGACACGCTGTAGCCTACTCAATGACTACCGGAAGCTATGGGATAACCAATGAGGAAAAGGTGTCCACGCTGATGGCGAGAGACTACAAGGACGCACCGCTCGTGGGACAGCCGTACCAAGATGTTACCGGGACGATTGCCGCAGGCGCTCATCCGGGTGGATTCAACGGGCAGGACGCTTACTCTGATATGCTCATCCCAATGTCAAACGGAGTTGAGTATGTCGTCAGAAGGTTGACGCCAATCGAATGCGCCAGACTGCAAGGCTTCCCTTCGGACTGGGGTACAATCCAAATTAAGGACGACCTGAACGATGATGAGTATAGCTTCTGGCTTGAGGTTCGGAACACACACGACATCATCACTGGCGGCCGGGCAAAGAACTATTCGAGGAAGCAGATGCTTCGATGGTATAACAAGCTGCACTCTGATGCAGCAGAATACAAAATGTGGGGGAACGGAGTAGCGCTTCCCTGCGTTAGCTTTGTCATGAAGGGTTTGCTGGATAGCAGCAAGGAGAGTTAAACAATGGCGGCATGACTGCCAATACTGAACGGAGGTCGGCATAGGTGGATAGTAAGGAGACGATCAAGGTCTATGTCGACCTTCGTGATGGTAAGACCGTCTGCGTCTGCTGTCGCTCGAACAAAGGATGCGAGAAGCAGTGTGCAAAGGATGAGGTCACACGAGATAAGTTCAGAGGTTGGCAAGACACAATGAACAGAAATCGATACGGAAGATAAAAAGGTACTGTGAGCGGGGGCGGGCAAAGCCTGCGGGCTCGACGACCCCAAAAAACACGCAGTTAGCACAGCGAAAAATCCGGGACTTTCGTTGTTAGGGATAGATAATTTACATAAAGGAGTGAGGAAAATGCCAACGCAGCGTAAAGAAAAACCCGAGGAATCTGCCGGATTTTGCAAGACTGAGGCGCTGGCAAGCCTGTTCGACACTTCGGCGCAATGGATCGGACAGCTCACGCGGGACGGCATTCTTACGAAGAGAAAAACTCCGGCCGGAATGAGATACAACATCGTCGAATCGACAAGATCCTATGTGCGGCACCTCCGGGACAAGGCTTCTGGCCGTGAGGAGAAAAAAGCCACCGAAGAAAAAGAGATGGAGCGGTGGGATGCCGAGATCGGCATCAAGAAATCAAAGGCCGTGATTGCAAACCTTGAAGCAAAGGAGCTCCAAGGGAAAATGCACAGATCGGAAGATGTGGCAGCGCTCACGGAAGACCTTATCTATACCGTGAGAGGTACGCTTATCGCTCTTCCGGGCAGGCTTGCGGTTGACGTCGCCGCTGCTTCTACCGCCGCTGAAGCTGCGGAGATCATTCGCAAAGAGATCCACAAGGCAATGAGAGAGCTGTCAAATTATAAGTACGACCCGGAAAAATACGAGGAGCGCGTCCGCGAGAGAATGGATTGGGGCTCCGGCATTGGGCGTGAGTTCGATGACGAATAAGAAGGACGCGCTTCGGCTGAACATTGCCATTGCCAAGGCTCTCGCCGCAATGAAGCCGCCCGATGATTTGACGGTTACCGAATGGGCGGAGCGGAAACGCCGCCTCTCCTCAGAAGCCAGCGCCGAGCCGGGCCCCTGGCGCACATCCCGGACGCCATATCTCCGAGAACCAATGGACGCTTTCACTGACCCAAAGGTGCGCCGCATCGTCATGGTCGCCGCGTCGCAGGTCGGAAAATCAGAGCTTGAAAACAATATTCTCGGGTACATCATTGATGAAGATCCGGGATCTGTTCTTTTTATACATCCGACTACCATCGACGCAAAGGAGTATTCCAAGCTCCGAATCGCGCCGATGATCAGAGACTGCCCCACGCTGAAAAAGAAAGTCAGCGACCCAAAGAGCCGCGACAGCGGCAATACCATTCTGCAAAAAACGTACCCCGGCGGAATCCTCACAATGTGCGGGTCTACCGAAGCTCACGCACTGGCGTCAAAACCTATCCGATATGTCATCGGCGACGAACGTGACCGCTGGGCGACGTCAGCCGGCTCGGAAGGCGACCCGTGGGGACTGGCAATGGCGCGACAGACTACGTTTTATAACGCAAAAGCCGTGGAAGTTTCGACTCCGACGGTCAAAAACGCCAGCGCGATTGAGGCATCTTTTGCGGAAGGAACCATGGAACGATGGAAAACCAGATGCCCCCATTGCGGAGGATTCCATGAAATAGACTTCAAAGATATCCGCTTCGAGTACGAGGAGAACGTAATTGCCGGGAATAAGACATACAAGGTAACAAAAATCTGGTACGTCTGTCCAGGCTGCGCCTGCGTATCTGAAGAACTGGAGATGAAACGCCAGCCGGCGCATTGGGAAGCTGAGAACCCGGACGCCTACGCCCACGGCGTGCGTTCTTTCTGGCTCAATGCTTTTGTGTCGGTATGGGCGAGCTGGGAAACAATCATTCTAAAATACCTTCAGGCGATCGGCAGTTCACGAAAGCTGCAGGTCGTTTACAATACCTGCTTCGGATGGCTGTGGGAAGACCGCGGAGATCTGGAGGACGAGGACAGCTTAATGGCGCGCCGGGAGATATACCCTGCAGAGCTTCCCGATGGCGTTCTTGTGCTGACAGCTGGCGTCGATACGCAGGATGACCGCATGGAATATGAGATTGTCGGGCATGGACATTTTGGCGAGAACTGGGGAATCGAGAAGGGCATCGTCATGGGGAGGCCTGATGATGATGCTACCTGGGCAAAGCTGGACGAAATGGTCTTTGACCGAGTTCTTCGGTTTGAAGACGGCGTAGGACTTCGCATATCAATGTCCTTCGTGGACGAGGGCGGTCACTTCACGCAGGATGTGCGAATGCAGTGCAGGGCGAGAATCCACAAAAAAGTCTTTTGCATTAAGGGTATGCCCGGTCCGGACAAGCCGTTCACATCCCCGCCCAAAAAACAGAAGATTGTGGTAAACAAGCGCGCAATCGGAACCTGCTGGCAATACCAACTCGGCGTTGATTCCGGGAAGCAAATCATTATGGATGACCTGAAGGTTCAGAAGCCCGGCGCCAATTACAGCCATTTTCCAAAGCGGGACGATTACGGAGGCGCTTATTTCAAGGGACTGCTGTCGGAACGTCTGGTTTATAAGGCCGACAAGAAGCAGCCGTGGCAATGGGAGAAGATTCCCGGCCACGAGAGAAACGAACCGCTCGACTGCAGGAACTATGCGGCCGCGGCGTTTAAGGCGCTCCCTGCCGACCTCGACGCGCTCGACAGGCGACTACGGGAGGCAAGGGGGAAACAGCCGCTTAGCGGTGTTGCAACGCCCCCAGCGCCGGTTCAAAACCGTAATCGCAAGCGGAGCAACGCTCCGAATCGAAGCGAATATGACGATTGGTAAGGAGGAAGCCTCATGGCAAGCAAAACTGAGATAAAAGCGCGGCTTGAATTTCGGCAGGCCGCTTTGACAAAGCTGCGCGCTGCGTATCTCGCGCTCGTGGACGGCGGAGTAAAAAGCTATACCGTAGACGACCGGCAACTCACGAAGCTCGACCTTCCGGCTCTTGAAAAAGAGATTGAGCAGGCAGAGAGCAAGGTGGATGAGCTGACCGCGCAGCTGAACGGCGGGAAACCCCGCAGAGCGTTCGGCGTCGTTCCGAAAGATTGGTGAATATGGGTATTTGCCCGAAAGGGCTTTGCCACGAACTGCCCGGCGGAGTTTGTTGCTCCTTTCGCCGCTGGGTGGTTCGTTTTTTTATGACTACGTTAGGAGGTGGCCGTTATCTACAAGGACAAAAAAACAGGGCTTCTCTTGCCTGATTCTGCGCGGCCGCAGGCCAAAGGCTACAGCGAGGCCGGCGCAAGCGTAACGCGGCGGGCGATGAAGGGGTTTTCTCCGAAGAGCGGCTCTCCAAATGAAGATATCAACTGGAACAATTACACGCTCCGGCAGAGGGGCCGGATGCTGTATATGTCCACGCCCGTCGCAACCAGCGCCATCAATACAAACCGAACAAAAATTGTAGGCGTCGGATTGGCGCTGAACAGCACCGTTGACCGCGACGTACTCGGTCTGTCGCCGGAAGCGGCAAAGGACTGGCAGCGGAGAACGGAAGCGGAATGGGCGCTCTGGTCAAGCCGGAAGGCAAACTGCGATGCAACCGGCATGAACGACTTTGACGGTATGCAGCAGCTCGCGCTTATTTCGTGGCTGATGTCCGGAGATGTTTTTCCGGTATTCAAACGGTATCAGCCGACACAGGTCAACCCTTACTCCCTCCGAATCCATCTCGTGGAAGCTGACCGTGTGAGCACGCCGGCGGACTACGGAGGCGGAATGCTTTATCCAAGCATGACGGACGGATTAAATCCGGCGACCGGGAACAAAATTTACGACGGCGTAGAGGTTGATGGGAACGGGATGGTCGTTGCCTACCACATCCGGAATACTTATCCTTGGCAAATTACATCTGAGCCAGTGGTGTGGACTCGCGTGGAGGCTTACGGTCAAAGCACAGGCCTTCCGAACATCCTGCACATCATGAATAGCGAGAGATGCGATCAGTACCGCGGCGTCACTTATCTGGCGCAGGTAATTGAACCGCTGCTCCAGCTGCGCCGCTACACGGAGAGCGCCTTGATGGCCGCGCTTGTTCAGAGCTTTTTTACGGCATGGATTGTCACGAAAACTGACCAGGACGAAATCCCAATCAACGAAGTCGGAGCCGGAAATATTGCCGGCATTCCGGGAGAGAACCCGGACGTGGACTTTTCTCCGGAGAGCCCGAATGAATACAAAATGGGGCCCGGCACCGTCGCGCATCTGGAGGACGGAGAAGATATCAAGTTCGGAAATCCGAATATTCCCACCACCGGGTTTGATGAGTTTATTAAGACCTTCTGCAAGCTCATCGGAGCCGGGCTCGGGCTCCCGTATGACGTTCTGATCAAGGAATATAACTCTTCTTATTCCTCCGCGCGCGGCGCGCTGATGGACGCATGGGACGAATTCAGAATGCGCAGGAAATGGTTCGCGTCTGATTTCTGCCAGCCGACCTATGAGGTATGGCTTGCGGAGGCTGTCGCCCGCGGGCGGATTAAGGCTCCCGGATTCTTTGACGATCCTCTGATTCGCGCCGCATGGTGCGGTGCGCGTTGGATCGGGCCGGTGCAGTCTCAGCTTGACCCGCTGAAGGAGGCAAAGGCCGCTGTACTTCAGATCCAGAACGCCCTTAAGACTCATGAACAGGTTTCCCTCGAGATGGGCGGTGGAAATTGGGAAGAGAACGTCGAGCAGTTAAAACGCGAAAACGAGATGCTTGCAGATGCCAACGGAGGGACTGAGCCTGTGAGTATGACCGCTTCTATTTTGAGCGAGAAAGAAGGAGAGGAATAATGCCTTTTGCTAAATTTCCATTTGCGCGGCCATCAAAGGCCGTAAAGATCGAGAGACCGTGTTACACAATGGCGTCAGTGAACGGAAACGAAGCCGAAATCACAATGTACGGAGAAATCGTAGAAACGCAGCCCATTGACTGGTGGACAGACAAGCCGATTGAAGGACAGTTCATTCTCGAAAACGAGTTTCTGGATGACCTGACCTCGGTGTCCGGGTGTAAAAAGCTCACCATCCGGATGGATAGCCTCGGCGGAGACGCCGGCGTTTCTATCCTTATCCACAACAGGCTTCGGGAGCTTGCTGCCAAAGGTACAGAGCTGGTATGCATTGTTGACGGTGTCGCCATGAGCGGCGGCAGCCTGATCATGTGCGCCTGCGATACAGTGCGAGTTAACCCGTCCAGTCTTGTCATGATTCACAAATGCTGGTGCAGTGTGTGCGGAGGATATAACGCCGACGAACTGCGTCAAATGGCAAACTCGAATGATGCGTGGGACAAATCTCAGGTGTCTATTTACAAGAGAAAGTGCAACCTCTCCGATACCGTAATCAGCCACCTGATGGCAGAAACGACCTATATGACAGGCAAGGAAGCCGTAGAAAAGGGCTTCGCGGACGAACTCATGGAGGACGCCGATCCGCTGGACATTTCCGCAAGCGCGGACGGCCGGTCCCTGATTGTTCACGGTCGACAGATGCACCTCTCTCCCGGGATGTTCGTTCCCGACAATATTCCAACGGTCAAACCCGAGGCCTCGGCCGCGGTTAAGACAAATAAAAACCAGCCGGCACAGACCGGCAGCCAGAATGGAGGAAAAACCATGGCAAATACCCTTGAAGAACTGCGGAAAGAGAATCCGCAACTCGCAGAACAGTTGATGGCCGAGGCCAGAGCTGCCGCCGCTACGCCGGCTGCTGCAGCACCTGCCGCGCCCGCGGCTGCTTCCCCCGCCGCAGCCGCTACACCCAGCGCCCCTTCGGCGCAGACTACGCCGGCGACCCCGGCGGTTTCCACTCCCGCGACTCCCAGCACTCCCGATCCTGCCGCCGCAGAACGTCAGAGACTGCAGGATATCGACGCAGTAGCCGGATTGTTCGATGCGGAAACGGTCAACGCCGCAAAGTATGGCGACAATGCCTGCACCGCCCAGGAGATGACCTTCCGCGCTGCGCAGAAAGCCACTCAGCAGGGCAAGGCATTTCTGACCAACCTTGAGGCTGACGCCAGCAAATCCGGAGCTCAGAATGTCGCCGGTGCGGCAAGCACCGGAGCCGGCGGCGCAGGAGACGGAAAAGACCTCACCCCGCAGCAGCTTATGGCACAGGGCCGCGCAGACGCGAAGGCTCTGAATAAGACCGATAAGGAGGAGAAGTAACATGGCAAAGCATCTCAACGACAAAGTCGATTCTATGTCCTTCGACAAGCTGATTGTCGGCATGACGCCGCCCGTTAAGGTGGCATCCGGAATCATCACAAAACTGGCAACCGCCGCGACGTATAAGCGCGGCACTGTACTGTGCAGAAGCTCCGGCACCGGCGGAGACGGGAAGCTGAAGATCCTCGGCACCACCGCCGCAAGCAACGAAACCCTGACTCCGGACTGCATCCTTTGCGACGATGAGGAAATCGGGACCTCCGCGGACACGAATGCCGCCGTCTATGTTGCCGGCTGCTTCAACAATGACGCGCTGATCGTTTCCGGGAACTACACCATCACCCAGGCCGACATCGACAAGCTGCGCGAGCGCGGCCTGTACCTTGCCGAGCTGTTCGACTAAGAGAAGGAGGACAAGAATATGCCTATCAGCGTTTTTAATACCTACTACATGGCTGGCATGATTCAGGAAATCGTGCTTCCCCAGACGTTTTTCCACGACCGTTATTTTTCCACAATGCCCGGCACCGATATTTTTGCCGCCGACAAGGTGCTTGTTGAGTACCGTGACGGCGACCGCAAGATGGCTCCGTTTGTCGTCCGGCGCGCCGGCGACATTCCGATCTCCCGCACCGGCTATGAAATCCACGAGTTTGAACCGCCCTACATCGCACCGTCTCGCCTGCTGACCCTCGATGATCTCCAGAAGCGCGGATTCGGTGAAGCGCTGTTCGCAAACAGCACTCCCGCCGAGCGCGCCCGCGCGCTGCAGATTCAGGATCTGTCCGATCTGTCCCGCCGCATTCAGCGCCGCGAGGAATGGATGGCTGTGCAGACCATGATCAACAACGGATGCACCATGACCGCCTACATGGACAATAACACCGTAGGCGAAACCTACGACGTTCTCTACTATGACGCGACCGGAAGCAACCCTGCAATCTACACCGTGTCCACGAAGTGGGACGCAACCGGCGGCGACTTCATGGCGGATGTTTCGGCTATGGCCGGCGACCTGCTGGACCGCGGACTGCCCGCAACTGATCTGATTGTCGGCACCACTGTTGGCCAGTTCATTCAGAGCAACGAAAAGCTGGCAAAGCTTCTGGACAACAAACGTATGGAGTACGGCCAGATCGCTCCCCACGTTACCAACTATCCCGGCGTGGCTTGGCTCGGCCGCCTGAACTTTGGCGGAGTAGACCTCGACATCTACGTTGTCCGGGAGACGGTCGTTGACCAGAGCGGCACTTCTCAGCGCCTGTTCCCCGCCACATCCGCAATGGTCACCGCGCCCGACTGTGGACACATGATGTATGGTCAGGTCAGCCAGATCGAGGATGACGGGGAATTCCACACCTTTGCCATGCAGCGCGTTCCGAAGTTCACCGTGGATAAAGAGCATGACATCCGCAAGCTGCGCGTGGCGTCCCGCCCTCTGGCAGCCCCCAAGCAGAAGGCTCCCTGGATGTACGCCGCAAACGTGGTTGGTTAATACCAGCCGCTGAAAGGAGACAGCTATGAAGCAGGTTAAAATCATCAATGGCGTCTACGGCTACAAGCCGCAGGGCGCTAAATTTATTGAACCCGCCCATGCCGGAACGCTGTGCGTCGTAACCGACGAGGAGGCGCTGCGCCTTACCAATCTCGGAATTGGACTCTGCATCGGCGACGTATGCGAGGAACAGGGCACCACGCCCGTTGCAACGCCGTCTGGCGGCAATACCGACGGTGCGGCAGGCAGTGGAACGCCCAATGGGAACGACGGCGCACAGGGGCACGAAAACGGCGGTGACACGCTTGACATCGCAGACGGTCACTTCACCGCAGAAAGCCTTTCCGTTATGACCATTCCGAACCTCGCAAAGCTGGCCGCTGATCTCGGAGCCGATGTCAGCAAGTGCAAGAAAAAGGCGGATTATGTGGACGTTCTGGCTGCGGTCGAGGTTCAGGACGACGAAACGGAAGGGGAGCCACCCGTTACCGGCGCGGCTGAACCCGTGGTATGAGCGGCTTCAAGGACATGGTCGCTTCCGACAATCAAAAGGTGTTTCTGAACTTGGGAGAGTTTGCAGAGCTGAGAACTGTCAAATATGATGGAGAAAGCTATGCAGACATTCCTGCAGTCCTCACCGGTCTGAAGGAAAAGGATCGGCGCCAGCTCGTGTCCGACCATGTTCAGGGACTGTACATTGTGTCATCTGTCCTGCATTGCGCGCGTTCCGATTTGGGAGGGAAACAGCCTGAAAGGGGTACGCGTATCAGCATCAACGATGAGGAAGGCGGCGGAGGATTCTTTCGTGAATTCTACGTCGCCTCCTCTGTTTGCGAGCTGGGAATGCTCCGGGTGGAACTGGAGGCGATTGACGAATGAGCACAGTTTACTTTGACGAGGTTGGCGAATTTGGGCTTGACCGGGCAACAAAACTGCTCGCCGGGATTCCGGATGGCGTGTACCGTGCGGTCGGAAGCGCAGTGAAGAGATCTGCACAGCACGGGCTTACCGTTGGCATGAAAATCGTATCCGAGGAGTATGCCATCAGCTCCGGGGAGCTCAAGTCCAGGACTCGGAATATCAACGCGGTAGAAAAGGATAGCGGAGGATCTTACTCCGTAACATTCGGATATCGCGGGAATGTGATTCCACTGATTCGGTTCGATACGCACTATACGGATGGCGCAGTCGTATCGACGCGCGTCCTCCGCTCCAGCACCAGAAAAGAACTGGATCACGCCTTCGTTGCCCACATGGGCAGCCATACCGGAGTGTTTGAGCGGGAAACAAAAAAGCGGTTCCCGGTTGCTGAGATGTTCGGCCCGTCGGCGGTTCAGGCGTTCTACGCACACGAGGAAACGGTGGACAAAATGAACGACGCCATTCTAAGCACCTATGAAACGCGCATCGACCATGAGATCAGCCGCGTTCTAAACGGCTGGGGAGGCTAATCGATATGACACGAAATGACCTGTTAGATCAGCTGCGCGCGGTTACAGAAGAAGTGACCGCGGATCTTCTTATGCCTGTAAAGCGTCAGGCGGAGGACGGAGCCGCGGAGCTTCCAGACCGTGCGGCCGGAGTATATTTGATGCGCCTCCCAGACAGCAAGTCCGCAAAGAAGAAAGCACCGTACATCATCCACCAGCTGATCACCAGCAAGGACACGCAACCGTCAGGGTCGCGCGAAAACGCCCGCGCTGTCGTTCGCTCCATTTTCTGCGTGTATAACGACGATGAGCAGGAAGGAAGCCTGATGCTTTTAAACCTTCAGGAGCGGCTGCGCATTGCCCTGCTGCGCAGAGTTGTTATCGGGAACCGGTATCAACTCGACCTCGAGGCCGGACTGGAAGCAATGATCTACCCAGAGGACACCGCCCCATTCTTCGCCGGGGAGATGGCAAGCACATGGATTCTCCCGGCAATTGAAAGAGAGGTTTGACTATGGCGACCAAAAAAACCACGACCGCGGCGGATGAAAACGCGATTCCCGCCGAGGAAACCGCAGTTATTTTACCAGCGGAAGAAAACGCGACGCCTTCCGATGAGACGCAGCCCGACGGTGATTCCGCCGGGTTTTGTGTTTACATCGGACCGACCATTCTCGGCGTCATTCAATCCGGCACGGTTTATACAGGAAGCGTGAAAAACGCGCTCGCGTCTATCGCTCCCGCCGTGGAGCGTTATCCCGAGATTGCGCATCTTGTCGTGTCGGGAGATACGCTTCCCGTAGACCGCATCAAAGTTAAAAGGCCCGGAAATTTGCTGTATGTATACTACCATCAGCTGATCTCCGGAAAGAAAAAGTAAGGAGGAACTACTATGGCAAATCACGGCGTATTTGTCTCTGAACAGGCAACGAGCGTCAGCACGCCCGTCGTCGCCAATTCCGGCGTACCCTTCGTAGTCGGTCCGGCTCCTGTTCAGAGCGCCGAGTCTCCGGCTTCTGTCGGGGTTCCCGTCCTTTGCACCAATTGGGCGGAGGCGGTTGAAAAACTCGGCTATTCCGATAACTGGGGGAACTATCCCCTCTGCGAATTCATGTATTCGCACTTCAAGCTGTTCGGCTGCCAGCCTGTTATCTTCTGCAACGTACTGGACGTCGCAACCATGAAGTCTACGGTATCCGCTGCCGACGTGACGATGACAGACCATAAAGCAAAGCTCCCCATTGAGGCCATCAATGACGCCACTCTGGTCGTGAAGGCAGCCGGCGGGACCGGTTCGGCCTATGTCAAGGGGAACGACTACAGCACTTACTACGATGGCGAGTATCTGATCATCGAGGCTATTTCTACCGGAGCCTGTTATGACGCATCCGCAATCAGCGTTGCCTACGGGAAAGTCACGCCGGCTTCTGTGACCGAAGCTATTGTTGCATCCGCCATGGAAAACATCGAACTCTGCATGACAACTCTTGGCGTGGTCCCGGATCTGATCTGCGCCCCTGGGTTCTCCGATGCTACCACCGTCGCCGCTGTAATGGCGACCAAGGCGGACGGTATTAACGGTATGTTCAGAGCAAAGGCCCTGATCGATATCAGCTCCGCTTCTGGAGGCGCTACGGACTATACCGGAGCCATTGCTCTGAAGAAGAGCAGCAATTTCATCGACACCAACGAGATCCTGTGCTGGCCGATGGTCGGCCTTGGAAGCTACAAATTCCATATGAGCACCCAGCTCGCCGGTCTGATGGCGCAGGTTGACACAGGAAACGGAGGCTGCCCCTACGAGTCCCCGTCCAATAAGAACTTCCAGTGCGACCGCATGATGCTGGAAAGCGGAACAGAGGTAAACCTTACGCTGGCGCAGGCAAATATCCTGAACGCAAACGGAATTGGAACGGCGCTGAACTTTATGGGCGGATGGACGTTCTGGGGCAATGAAACCGCCTGCTACCCGGCCAACACCGACGTCAAGGATTACTTCATTCCTGTGTCCCGGATGTTTGACTGGGTTGGAAACAGCCTGATTCGCTCTTTCTGGAGCAAGCTGGATAAGCCCATGAACCGGCGTCTGATTGATACCATCTTGGACTCCGGGAACATCTGGATCGGCGGGTTGGTCGGCGCAGGCTACCTGCTTGGCGGACGCGCGGAAATGGTGGAGAGCGAAAACCCGCTGACGAACCTGATGGCCGGAATCATCAAGATTCACATTTATCTGACCCCGGCAAGTCCCGCAAAAGAAATCGACTTCGTGCTGGAATATGACGCCAACTACGTCGCCAGTGCGCTGCAGTCCTGAAAGGAGGGCTAATACATGGATCAGAGTGTTATCAACTTTGCTGTTTATGAGGACAGTGTGGAGTACATCGGCATGGCCAAGGTAACCCAGCCCGATCTTACCGCGCTGACGCAGTCTATCTCCGGAGCCGGCATTGCCGGCAACGTAGAAGCGGTTATCCTCGGGCATTACGACGCCATGTCGCTTGGGCTCAGCTTCCGCACTACCAGTGAGGCGCAAATCCGGCTGTCCGAACCGCGCCGCCACAATATCGACCTGCGGGTTGCCCAGCAGATTGAAGACCCCGTGTCCGGAGAAATCAAGGTGCAGAACATCAAGCACGTTTACGTCGTGATTCCCAAGTCCGACAAGGGGGGCTCTGTGGCTCCGGCATCTCCGACGGACGGGTCCGGAGAGTATGCCGTCCGGTATTGGGCGACCTTCGTTGACGGAAAGAGAACACGGGAAATTGACCCGCTGAACGTCAAGTGCTACATCAACGGCGTCGATTATCTCGCGCCCGTTCGCACAGCTCTCGGAAAGTAACATAAGCGCCCGGGGCGGACTGTTTCTGCTCCGGGCTATTTTTTGAACCGTTACGGTCTGGAATCAAGACCGATGAAAGGAGTTCCATTATGAGTAACGAATCTAAAGGCAAGGCGCCCGACATCATCGACGCCGGTGAGTTCTCTGTTGCTGAAAACGAAGCGGCAAAGGCCGAGGAGCAGAGTATCTATACCTATGTTCATCATTTCCGCAATCCGTTTGAATATGAAGGGAAAACCTACGAAACGCTCACGTTCAACTGGGGGAAATTGACCGGCGACGATTCTCTGTCCATCGAAGAAGAAATGCAGGCGGCCGGAAAGCCCGTCATCGTCCCCACCTTCTCCGGCGGATATCTTATGCGTATGGCCGCAAGGGCAAGCTCTCCGCGCGTGGGATTTGATGTTCTTCGCGCTCTTCCCATTTCTGAATATAACCAAATTAGGAGCAAGGCGCGCTCTTTTTTGCTTCTGTCGGAGTAATCGCCGGAGACGGCGGTGAATGGCTCCGGCATCAGGTGCTCGTTCTCGCCGGCGGGAACAGCACCCCTGTTTCATTTTGGCTTTCGCGCCGGCTTTTCACATTAGGCGATTGGATTGAAGAAAACAACAAAATTGTAGCTGCTCGAAAGAGGGGGTAAGACATGGCGAGTAAACGCGAATATGAGATGCTGTTCCAGCTGAACGCCCAACTGGGCGGCAGCTACAGCAGCACGTTCAAGTCTGCGCAGCGAGAAATCGTCGCCATGCAGAAAGAAATCGACTCTCTCAGCAAAACGCAGTCTGATATTTCGGCGTACCAGAAGCAGCAGAGCGCGGTAGAGGCTACCCGTCAAAAGCTCTCTGTGCTTCAGCAGCAGTACGATAATATCCAGAAGGAAATCAGCGAAACCGGGGAGTTTTCCGCAGATCTTCAAAATAAGCTGCTGTCAAAACAGCTTCAGATCGATAAGACATCATCTTCTCTGGATAACGCGACGCAAAAACTCAATCAGATGGGCGCTGCGTTAAAGGAGGCTGGCGTCGACACATCAGATCTCGGGAAAAAGAGCTCAGACCTCGGAGGAAAGATCGATGAGCTCAAAAAGAAACAGGAAGACGTCGCTGACGGAGCGGACAACTTCGGAAGTAAAGCCTCCCAAGCATTTATCTCTGTCCACGAAGCACTCGTTGCCGCCGGAGTCGCCAAGGCGCTGAAAGAGATCTACGACGCATTTATGGCGTGTCTTGACGCTTCAGTCGAATTTGAAAGCGTTATGACCGGCGTTTCCAAAACAACGGACATGAGCGATTCTGAACTGTCCGCAATGTCTGACTCGATCAAAGAGCTTTCCACCGAAATCCCGGTAACGACAAGTGAGCTCGGAGCCGTTGCGGAAACTGCAGGACAGCTTGGCATCGCCAAGGACGACCTTTTGGATTTCTCAACGGTTATGGCAGAGCTCGGAACCGCGACCAACATGACCTCCGACGAAGCGGCTACCATGCTGGCGCAGTTCGCCAATATCACGCAGATGGACCCGAGTTATTACGATGAGCTGGGCAGTACCATCGTTGATCTCGGCAACAACTTCGCCACAACAGAGCAGCGCATCACGGAGATGGCGCAGGGCATCGCCGCAAGCGGCAGCCTTGCCGGAATGTCTGAGGCGGATATGGCCGGCCTTTCGGCTGCCGTATCCAGCCTCGGCATTGAAACGCAGATGGGCTCAACCTCGATTTCCACGCTGATCTCAACGCTCATGACAGCGGTTGAAACGGGCGAGGATCTTGATGAATATGCCCGCATCGCGAATATGAGCGCGGACGAATTCTCTAAGGCGTGGGGAGAGGACGCGGCCGGAGCGCTTGCCTCCTTCGTTACGGGTCTTTCCGATACCAGCAGAATCGGCTCCAGCGCCATTGTGACCCTAAACGACCTCGGTATTACAGAAACGAGGATGCAGCGAACGATCCTCTCACTGTCCAACTCGGGAGACCTTCTGACAAACGCCATATCCGACGCAAATCAGGCATGGTCGGATAATACCGCTCTGACCACAGAGGCCGGAAAGCGGTACGCAACAACGGCAAGCCAGCAGACCATGATGAAGGACGCCTACAACAACCTCAAGATTGCGGTCGGGGATAATTACACGCCTGTTCTGCAAAAGCTGTATGCCGTCGAGAAAGATGTTCTGAAGGGGCTCACGAGCTTCGTTGAGGAGAACCCCGCCCTGGTAAAAGCCGTCGGAGCATTTTTCGCAGTTCTCGGAACCGTCATCGCCGCGCTTGCTGCCTACACCGTGGCCGCAAAGGTAGCCATTGCCTTTTCAGCAGCATTCGCGACTGTGACCGGCGCTGCGCTTTGGCCGATCCTTGCTGTTACGGGAGCAATTGCTGGAATAACGGCCGGCATTGTCGCTCTTGTGTCTGCGGCGAATGAGGGCATCCCATCCGTGAAGGAGCTTACCGAGGCATCCCGCGCCATGTCGGAAACCATGGACACGGCGACCGACACCTACAACGATACCGTCACTGCAACGCTTGCGGCCTACAATGTTGCGGACACCTACATTGACAAGCTGGAAGAAATGCAGGCTGCCGGCATCAATACAAACGAGGAACACAAGCAATATCACAACACACTCGCGCTGCTGTGCCAGGTCGTCCCAGAGCTTGCTGACAGCATCGACCTCGAGACCGATACCATCACCGGAGGAACGGACGCTCTGCGCGCCAATACCGAGGCGTGGAAGCAAAACGCCATGCAGCAGGCATACCAAGACCAGCTCACGGAACTATACAAGAGCTATTCCGCGGTACTGGTTGAGGCGGAAGAAAATAGCATCGGCCTTACAAAGGCGCAATACGACCTTGATGCGGCAAATCAGAAGTATAGCGATACCGTCAATAAGATGGATTCCCTGTATGCCGAAGCTGCGACAAAAGCAGCAGAGTACAACAAGGAATACAGCGGCATGACTGACGCTACCAACTTCCTTACTCAAGAGTATTACGACCTCGAGAACTCCCTGTATGACGTAAATGACGAAATCTATACTGCTGAGAAGTCTGCGAAGAACTATCAGAAGGCCATCGACGAGGACAAGGAATCAACCGAGGAAGCCAAAGAGCAAATCGACCTTGCGACCGAAGCAGTAAATAATCTGATGGAAGCGACCGGAGAAGGTGCTGACGCAACCGCGGAGTCTGCCCAGCAGGAAAAGGATCTGCAGGCGGTAATAGCAGATGTCACCTCTCAGATGACGCAGCTTTCCGACGCATACGCCAAGGCATACGACGCCGCTTATGAGAGCGTGTCCGGACAATACGACCTGTGGGATGAAGCTGACAAGGTCGTTGCAACAAGCGCCGGAAGCATTAACGCGGCGTTGGAAAGTCAGGTAACGTATTGGCAGAACTACAACGCAAACCTGCAGGCGCTGTCCGACCGAAGCGCCGATATCGCCGGCTTGAGCGACGTCATCGCGTCCTTTGCAGACGGCAGCGCCGACAGCGTGAACGCGATTGCGGGCATGGCCGGCGCCAGTGATGAGCAGCTTCGGGCGATGGTCGATAACTGGAAGGCGCTGCAGACGGAGCAAAGTAACGCGTCCGGCAGTATCGCTGACTTGAAAACCGATTTTACCACTACGATGAACGAGCTCCAAAAGGAGCTGGCCTCCGATATCGACGCTATGGATCTCGGCGCGGAAGCAGCCGATAGCGGAAAGGCTACGATTCAAGGGTTTATCAACGGTGCGACCGGATTGCTCCCGCAAGTACAGGCAGCTTATGCGCGCGTCGCACAGGCGGCAAAGAACGCATTGTCTACAGGCGCCGGAGGAACGGCCGGCGAGATTCCCGGTTACGCAGTTGGCACTCAGTCAGCCGCCCCCGGCTTTGCTCTTGTTGGAGAAAACGGCCCGGAGCTGGTCTACTTCAACGGAGGAGAGCAGGTAATGACGGCGGAGGAGACCGAAGCCGCCAAGAACGGTTATTCGGCTTCCGATCTGCAGGCTGTCGCGTTCTCGCCTCGGCTTCTTGAATACATGGCCGCCATGCGAGGAGCAAATTCCGCATCTGCTGACGCAGGACGTGGAGGAGAATCCGGCGGGTCAAGCTCCCTTCCTCCGATTCAGGTGGTTTTTCAAATCAGCGGGAATGCATCTCCGAGCGTTGTGGAGGAACTGAGAAAATACGGAAATGAGTTCTCGCAAATGGTTCTTCAGGTTGTGGAGGACGCCAATATTGACGCCGCGAGGAGGGCATACAGATGAGCAAAACCTATACAACAATTCAGGGCGATATGTGGGATGGCATAGCCTTCTCACAGCTTGGAAGTGTGTCTTATGCCGATAAGCTTATGAATCTCAACCAGAAGTACCGTGAATTTTACACGTTCCCGGCTGGAATTGTTTTGACGCTTCCAGACCAAACCGATGACGTTGAAGGCGCACTCCCACCGTGGAAGCAGGTGGTTGGATGAGCGATAAAAATCAGGCTCGACGCACAACGGCGGAGATCGCCTTTGACGGCGTCAGTATTACATCCTCCATTCTGCCCTATTTTCTATCGGCAACGTACATCGACAACGAAGAGGACGAAACGGACGACCTTCAGATTCAGCTGCAGGACAGGGAAAATATCTGGCTTTGTAAGTGGCTGAACGACGCAATCCAAGCGGCTGCGTCAAAGGCGGCCGCCCCCGCTGCGTCTTCCTCCACGACAAAGAGCTATGAGGTCACGGCCAAAAGCGGACTAAATGTCCGCTCCGGACCGGGTACAGGCTACGGGAAACTTGGAGCGCTGGCATATGGATCAACCGTAAAAGTATCATCTGTAAGCAACGGATGGGCGACCATAAGCTACGGCGGGAAAACCGGCTATGTCAGCGCGAACTATATCAAGGAATCCGGCGGCGGAGGGGCAACATCCTCCGCCGCTTCCGCGTCCTCTACCGGGCTGAAAATTCAATGCGTATTCGTGCGGGAAAACTGGAACGGCGACGGAAAAGATAAGCTGCTCAACTGTGGTCAGTTTGAACTTGATACCGTCAAAGCGTCAGGGCCCCCCGCTGTAATTTCCCTCAAGGCGAGTTCCCTTCCTTATAGCTCGCAAATACGACAAACGAAAAAATCAAAGGCATGGGAATCCTATAAGCTCTCTGGAATTGCGAAGGAGATGGCAGCGTCAAACGGCATGACCTGCCTGTATCTTTCGGCTTCAGATCCAAACTACGATCGCGCAGAACAGTATAAATCAAGCGACATAGACTTTTTATCTAAGCTCTGCCACAATGCCGGGATTTCGCTCAAAGCCACCAACAACATTCTCGTGCTGTTCGACCAGGCGTCTTATGAATCCAAAGGAGCCGTCCTGACAATTAAGCGCGGCGGCGGAGGTTATACCAAGTATGGCCTTGACGTCGGCACGGCAGATACGCAGTATTCATCCTGCCGCGTCAGCTACGTCAATCCAGCTACCGGGAAGTGCATAGAGGCTATCGCTTATGTGGAGGATTACAAGGCGGACTCTAAAAACAATCAGCAATTGGAAATCACAGCGAAGGTCAACAGCATCGCGGAAGCGAAAACTCTGGCCGAAAAGCGTCTGCGGCTGCACAACAAGTACGAGAAAACAGCCTCCTTTACGATACCGGGGAATCCCGGCATCGTCGCCGGCGTCACGGTCCTTCTAAAGAACTGGGGCGCGTTTGACGGGAAGTATATCGTCAAGCAGGCAAGGCATTCTGTGGACGACAACGGATATTCCACCCAGATCAAGCTGCGCCGCGTATTGGAGGGTTACTGATGGATATTGAAAACATTCTGTCCCGGGTTGTGCAGATCGGAACCGTCACCGCTGTTGACGGAGGGAAACGCACCGCCCGCGTCAAGTTTCAGGACACGGGCGTCACATCCGGCCCGCTGAAGGTGTTGCAACACTTCTCAGCGGGACTTTATATCGAACCTGACGCAGAGCATACCCACGATATTACGGACACATTCACGGGCGGAGGAGCGGCCAGCACGTTACCAGCGCACGACCATCTCCCGGGATCTCACCTGACTTATTGGATGCCGAAAATCAATGATACGGTGTTGGTGCTCTATCTCCCCGTGGAGAACTCTGACGGCTTCGTTCTGGGAGGGATCTAAAATGGCGCAAATCGGATGCCTTGGGGATATCCCCTTCATCGTGTCGTCTGACGCGATCCAAACAATCGACAACGCGGTATGGTCCGGCTCCGCTCGATACGGTGAGCACCAACGCCACCTCACAAACGCTCTTACGGAGTTTACCGGCATCGATCCGGATACATTTTCATTCGACATTACTCTGTCCGCATATCTTGGAGTCAATCCTATGACCGCTATCGTAAAGTTGTGGCAGTACGAGCGAAACGGTACCGCGGTTCCGCTTACCATCGGGAATAAGGGTTACGGAAAATATCGCTGGACAGTGAAGAAACACAAAATAAATATGCAGACCTATGACGGGCTCGGCAACCTGACAGGCGCCGCGGTATCCGTCGATTTGCTGGAATACCTGAAATGAGGTGACGCAAAGCATGAGCTATAAAGTCAGCGCAAATGATCTAAGTTCCATAAAGCTCAACGAGGCGGACACCACGGAGTCAGTCCTGCAGAACGTCGCTATCATTCTGGCCACCAGGCAGGGGACGGTTCCGCTTTACCGTGGGTTTGGTCTATCTCAGAGATTCGTTGATAAGCCGATCCCGGTCGCAAAGCCTATGCTTTACGCGGACGTCAAAGAAGCGGTAGAAGAGTACGAACCTCGGGTTGAAGTTATTGACATCACATTCGAGGAGAATCCTGACGCTCCCGGATACCTGATGCCAACTGTGGAGGTGGAAATCATCAATGAGTAGAAACACAGAATATCAGTTCGTCAGTACGGATACTGAATCGTTGGAAGCACTGCTGGTTTCCGGCTATGAAAAGATCACCGGCGTCAGCGTAAAGCCTGCGAGTCCGGAAAAACTTTTCATCCAATGGGTAGCGGCTGTCGTTCTTCAAGAAAGAGTCCTGAATAATTTCACAGGGAATCAAAACCTCCCGAGCAGGGCGGAAGGCGAAAATCTGGATGCGCTCGGAGAACTGTTCTATGTTACTCAGCGCCCTGCTGCGCAGCCGGCGGTTTGCACGGAGCGATTCTATATTTCTCAGGCTCAGACAGCCGCCGTTTTGATTCCGGCTGGCACGCGCGTAACAGATGCCAGCAGCACGCTTATCTGGGAGACAACCGCAGATGCGTACATTGCCATCGGGAGCACCTACGCCGATGTAGCGGTGCGCTGCCAGACTTCCGGTACCGTCGGCAACGGTTATGCTGCAGGGCAGCTCAACACCATTGTTGACCTGTTCGACTATTACGACCACTGCGAAAATACTACCGCCAGCGACGACGGCGCCGATGAGGCGTCGGATGATGAATACTACGAACTGATGCGCGCCAGCATGGACGGGTATAGCTGCGCCGGAGCCACAGGCGGCTATATCTACTTTGCCAAGCAGGTATCCACGGAAATCTCCGATGTGGTGGCCAACCGGCCCAGCGCCGGCAAGGTCAATCTGTACGTCCTGATGGACGATGGCACAATCGCCACCACGGAAATGAAAAATGCGGTGCTTGCCGCCTGCAGTGCGGACACCGTCCGGCCGCTGACCGATGACGTGGCCGTCCAAGATCCGGCAACAGCAAGCTACAACATCACATTCACCTACTACATCCCCCGGGACACGTCCCTCAGCTCCACCGACATTCAGTCGGCGGTCAACGCCGCCGTGCAAAAGTATGTAGCGTGGCAATGCGGCCGGCTGGGTCGGGACATCAATCCATCTTACCTGATCGGACTGCTGATGCAGACCGGCATCAAGCGGGTGGTTCTGACAAGTCCAGTCTACACAGCTCTGCGGGATGGACGGGACAACACCGTGCCGCAGGTCGCGGAGGTCGGCACCATTACAGCCACGGACGGAGGGTATGAGGATGAATAGTCAGCACGGTATCACTGCCGAAAATCTGATGCTCTCTCTGCCGGACATTCTGCGCAATGACGACAGCATGAACGCCCTTGCCAGCTCTATTTCGAATGTGCTTGCCAACCGCGTATCGGAAATTAACAGTATTCTGGTTTACGCTCGCATCGATGAGCTGCCAGGCGATCTTCTGGATATTCTGGCTTACGACTTCAAGGTTGACTGGTGGGACGCCAATTATACGCTTGCGGAAAAACGCGCCACACTGAAGGAGAGCTGGAAAGTCCATCGAATGCTCGGAACGAAGGCTGCTGTTGAAACCGCAATATCCGCTATCTATCCGGACACGCAGGTAAAAGAATGGTTTGAATACGCCGGAGATCCGTATCACTTCAAGCTTCTGATCGATGCGACCTACGAGAACGTAGATCCTCAGAAGCACGCGCGGGTTCTCTCGAAGGTGGAATTTTATAAAAACCTTCGTTCAGTTTTGGATGAGGTAGAGTATTTCGATACCGGCGGCACAGCGACCGCCTACGCCAATGCCGCATATGCCGGCTGCTCCATCATTGACGGAGCCACGGCGGAACGCTACTAATTGGAGGTGCTTATCACATGGGAAAATGGACTGGCGTTGTTACCAACGGGGGCAGCGCGCTTCTCTCCAGCTGGATCGCCGGAACGACACTGAATTTCACCGGCGCTACTTCCGGTACCGGTACAGTAGCGGCTGCGGCGCTTCTGGCTCAGACGGCTCTTGTAAACCAGAAACAGACGTCCAGTGTCACCGGCTATGAGAAGGTTACAAATGGCGTAAAAATCAGGATTCAAATTGCCGCGCCGCAGGCAGGTTATACTCTGAATCAGTTCGGCGTGTGGGCAAAACTTGGAAGCGGCACATCAACGCTGCTGGCGCTGTTCCAGAACGAGGAGGGCGTACCAATCCCAAGCTACGCCGATTCTCCGGACTTTGTTTATACCTTCTATGGCATCGTGGCCATGGACAACACCGGCACGTTTACGGTGACCATCGACACGAGCGCGGTCGTGAGCATGACCACTATGACCGCGGCCATCACTACCGCCGTGGCCGACAAGCAGGACAAAATTATGGTGTCCGGACTGCTGAAAGGCGACGGCGCCGGAAATATCACCCCGGCAACAGCCGGAACGGACTACGGATTGCCCCTTGCAACGGGCGCAGGCGCGCCTACGACCGCAACCATTGGCGTTGCCGGGCAGCACTATTACGATAGCTCTACGGGCAAGGAATACGTCTGCTCGGGCAAGGACTCCAGCGGGAAATATCAATGGAAGCTGTCCGGAGCAAGCGACGCAGCCGACCTCACCTACAACGGCGGCAGCCTCGATACCGCGCTGGACACAATGAGCCAGGACGTTGCCGACTTGGGCGACGCCGTAAGCGGAAGCAAGACGCTTACCGGCACCACCGACCCCACCAGCTCCACGGCCGGCGCGGTCGGGCAAATGTACCTCAACACCGCCAGCGGTGACACCTTCATCTGCACAGCGGCCAACACGTCCACCGGCGTCTACACATGGGGCGCGACCGGCAGCAAGCCGGTCTATCCGCAGATCGTGGCGACGGTGACAACCGGCTCGGCGGTCACCTGCACGGACGGCACCACAACGCTCACGGCCACGGCTGCGGGAGGCAAGGCCACCTTCGACATCCCGAGCTATGGCAACTGGACGCTTCAGGCGACGCTATCCGGGCAGACCTCCACAGCTGAGGTGATCGCCGTGGACAGCGTGAAACAGTATGCGGTGACGCTCTCCTATTTCTCCGCCACCCTGACGGTGACGGCAGAGAGCGGTGCGGTTGTCACGGCCACCGATGGAACGCACACCTACACCGGAACCTGTGCCAGCAATGGCAAATGCGCGCTGACACTTCGCTACTCCGGCACCTACACGGTGTCGGCAGTCAAGAGCGATGCCATATCCTCCACGACCACGGTCAGCGTGGCCACCAGCGGCGGCAGCTATACGGCAACGGTCACTTTCTGTACCCTGACCGTCACCATTGACAGCGGGTCCGTCGTGACCGTCACCAAGAGCGGCGTCAGCCTGACCGCCACCAGCACCGGGACGGCAAAGTTTTACTTGCCCAGCACCGGCACATGGGATGTCACGGCCACGCTGAGCGGAGAAACAGCGTCCGGGTCTGCTTCCTGCAGTTCCTATTCCGGGTACAGCTTGGAGCTTTCCTACGTCAAGGTGTTCGGCGTGGTTTGGAATTACGCGAACACCTCCACCGCGCTTTCTCGCCTGACCAAGACTAACGATCCGAATGGTCTGGTCAACGTCAACATCACCACCGAGCCGAGCGCGGCAGTTGGCACCGGCTCCGGCAGCTCCCCCTTCGATTCCTATGCGCCGTGGTCTGGCATGGACGAGTATAACATCATCAGCAACGCGGTCAGCTATAAGAAGGGCAGCAGCAACTTCTCAAGAACCAACTACGACACGATGGTGCTCATTCCGGAGTATTACTTCAAGATCGTGGATGACGCCACCAACAGTAAGCGGTATTTCTATGTCGCGGATAAGGCCAAGACAGGCTTTTCCAAGCATCCTGGCAGCGGGCGTTACGTCGGGCGATACAACACAATCTCCGGCTACTACTCAAAATCAGGATCGTCCCCGCAGGTAAATATGACGCGGTCAACGGCCCGGTCGAACTCAACGGCAAAAGGAAGCAAGTGGTGCCTGCACGACTTCGCGTCATGGTGCGCCGTCTGGCTTCTGTATCTGGTGGAGTTCGCCGATTGGAACAGTCAGACGGAGATCGGCCGCGGCAACGTGGACAGCGGCAGCGTTCAGAACAACGGCGGCACCGACAGCATGACCTACCACACCGGCCGTGCATCCGGCACGGACGGTTCCACGCAGGTACAGTACCGGCACATTGAAAATCCGTGGGGCAATGTGTGGGAGTGGATCGACGGAGCAAACTTTAGCGAACGAGTTTCCTATATTTGCACTACACCAGCCAATTATGCAGACGATACGTCCAGCAATTACACGGCGGCAGGTATCACGCTAACCACCGATGGCTGGATCACCAAGCTCGGCATGAGCGGTACATTCCCGTGGGCGTTTCTACCGACCGCCGTAGGCGGCAGCGAGACTACCTATCTCGCGGACTCCGTCGGCTCGAACACCGGCTGGCGGGTGCTCATGGTGGGCGGTTACTACGGTTACGGCTCGAATGCCGGTCTGTTTTACTTCTACGCGAACATCTCTTCGTGCAACGCGAGCAGCTACATCGGGGCGCGGCTCCTTTTCGTTCCCTGATGGGGGACCGGGGGCCGCAGCCCCCGGAGCTTTCATATCTGCACCAGTTCGCGATGATGGCGCAGACCAGAAGCCGTTTATCTCTACCGCGCGAAGCGCGGTCGCGCAAATTTCAAAAATAACGTATTTCGTTATTTTCTTCCGAATTTCCTTGCGCCCCGCTTTCTGGCAGTATAATCATGAGCGGGACTGTCTGCGCAATGCGCCTGGGTTTTGCTATCCCCGTCAACTCGAACACCGGCTGGCGGGTGCTCATGGTGGGCGGTAACTACGGTAACGGCTCGAATGCCGGTCTGTTTTACTTCAACGCGAACAACTCTTCGAGCAACGCGAACAGCAACATCGGGGCGCGGCTACTTGTTTTTTTAGACTTCCATCGCGCAGGCTTTTCCTCACCGCTCGGTGAAAATATTGCCGGTAAGGACGGAGCTTAGTAGGTCAATTCTCGAAAGGCACCGCAGGCAAACAAGGACGGGAGGTCCAACCATGCCGAAGAAAGTCGGCTTCCTTTACGACAGGATGGCAGACCGTGGATTCATTCGCGGGGTCATTCTTGAAGCAGCCAAGCACCGCACGGGGCGGTACGATGTCGCCCCGGTACTCGCCAAGCTGGACGAGTATGTAGAAAAGACCTATGAGATCATCGTCACGGAGAGCTTTGTGCCGACGCCGCCGAAGGAGAAGCAAATCTACGACGAGAGCAGCCAGAAGTACCGCATGATTAAAATGGTCCCATTCTGGCCGGACGGCATCATGCACTGGCTGATTGTCGCGGCCATGCGGTCGGTGCTCATGCGCGGGATGCACTCATGGTCGTGCGCATCCATTCCTGGCCGTGGAACGAAGCGCGTCAGAAAGTATATCAACCGCATCCTCCAGAACGACCAGAAAGGCACGAAGTACGCGGCCGAGCTGGACGTGGCGCACTTCTATCCCAGCATCCCTATCAAACGGCTTATCTGGGCGCTGGCTCGGAAGATCAAAGACAAGCGTTTCCTCCGGCTCATTTACTCCATACTGGAGTCTTGCGGCGGCGGGTTGGCCATCGGCTATTATATCTGCCAATGGCTGGCAAACTTCTACTTGGAGTCGCTGGATCAGTACATCATGACACTGCCGGGCGTGAAGTACATGACGCGCTACATGGACAACATCACCCTTTTCGGGCCGAACAAGAAGCTGCTGCACAAGGCCCGGACGCTCATTGCCCAGTTCATGCGCCAGCGGCTCGGGCTGACAATGAAAAGCAACTGGCAGATATATCCCGTTGCGAAGCGCATGGTATCGGCGGTCGGATTTCGGTTTTCACGGACGCACATTATCCTGCGCAAGCGGAATTTTCTGCGATTTACCCGGCAATGCCGGCGCGTGAAAAAGCGCCTGGACGCCGGAAAGCCCATTTCAATTAAGCAGGCGTCCGGACTCATAAGCCGAATCGGACAGCTCAAAAACTGCAACAGTCACAAAATTCGGGTCAAGTATGTCGATCCGATAGGAATCAAGAATCTGAAGGAGGTCGTGCGATATGAGAGTAAGAGGCGACTTGCAGCCGGGAAACGCCTTTACGCTGGAGGAGCAGCCTAAGCGCCCCGGCTTTGTGTTGGCGCGTTTTTTTGAAAATGTAGCGCCGTTTTCCGAAACGAATAACGGGCTAACCGTCAGCGGCTATGAGTACGACGAGTACCATTTGGAGCTGGCGGATACTCCGGGTCTGACCGATGATCTCCTCGCCAATTACAGCGCCTATCTCACTGAGGCAAAGCTGAAGGAGGCGGAGGAGAAAACGATCCCCACGCTGAAGGAGCGAGTTTTACAGCTTGAAGGGGAGA